GGGTTTATGGTTTTGCGGTGATAGTTTTATGCAATGACGACATAAGCCCTACATAAGGCTTTTGTTATTAAGGGATATATTTATTATCAACCACCCTGCAATAGGGGGATATGCTTTATTGATTGGCATTGGATGGTATTGTTATGATAGTTTCTTATGCTTTTTATAATGATTATTGGATATTCACCTGCATGCACTTGATTGCATTCCATTTATTCCCCAATTAATTCACCATTTTATGTAATTTATGACGGTCGTTATCAGTTTCATTATAGTTATTGTGCCAATTATGATTATAGCCGTTAAAATCATTATGCCGCAGATAATCATTCCTTTTCCGATGATAGTTATACGGCGCATAAGCTGTCGTTATTAATTCTGGTACGAATCGTTATAGATCGTGGTACGACCCTGCGTGGGCCACCGGGGGTGGGTACGTTAGCTGTGTATGACATCGTACACAGAAGGGTAAAATTGAGCTGTTAACCACTTTGTATTTTCTCTAGTGTCTATAACACCGGCACACACTACCTGTAGCGTGTCGTAACCTACGGCTTTGTTGTATAAATGAGACATTCTGGAAAGTCTTTGCTCTACAACTCTTTTTTTCCTATAACATCTACATAGTTGATGTAGACAATATCAGCCTGTAAAATCAATTAATAATTTTTATACATTTTTATATGCTGATATTACGCTGACAGCAACCTACATAGATCATTATAATGGAAGAACAAGAAATAAAAAAACTTTTTAGAACAAGAAAACAATTAGAAAAAACAGGAGAAATAAATATACCTCCTTATTCTATTGTTTCAGAAGCCTACAAACTATTACATGAAGGTAAAGAAACAAAAATACATTTACCACATAGTGATGTTTATTTTGTTAGAGCTGCACTGGAAAGTCATAGCGGATTTTTCTTTCCTTTAGATGTTGTAGAAGAAGCCATGCGGTTAGAAGGCTGGAAAGAACAAAGACATGTTTATTTAGGAAAGAATTTATAAGAAAGAAACTAATAGTTTTTTTTTGTTATTTAGAAAAATGGGGGAAGAAAAATGCCAATCGACTACCACGGTAAGACGTTTCCGGGTTATAACAAGCCAATCAAATCTGATCGCGCAGGAAAGGTTGGCATGGTGTTAGCCAAAGAAGGGGAAAATATTAAGCTAATTCATTTTGGCGATTCCTCAATGGGACATAACTACAGCCCAGAAGCTAGAGCAGCTTTTAAAAGTAGACATCAAAAAAACATAGACAAAGGCAAGATGTCAGCAGCGTATTGGGCTGACAAACAGCTTTGGAAAAAAGGTGGAGATGTTAAACAGCCTCCTGCTTCGCAAAAGCAAAAATTTGGAAAATAAGGAATTTTATGGCAACCGGACCACGCATCACTCCAAATAGAACAGGTCGCACCTTTGGACAAGAAAATGGTGTTTCTACCAATGAAGGAAGAGGCAGGACGCAGGGATTTTCTAATGCTAATGAGGTAGCAGCAGACATTAGAGAACAACGTCCTATACAGGCTGCTAGAAGGGATATTGGGGGCTTGGGAGAAGCTGCGGAAGCAATGGTTGAAGATAGTGGTCTTAGAGGTGCTGCTCTTAGTTCAAAAATGGAAAGAGGAGCGCATGCTACATTAAGGAATGCTACTAGGGCTGGATATGCTGGAATGGCTTTTGATTTTGGTCAAGTAGTAGGTAATATTATTGAGAAAGCAAATCCGGGTATTGGACAAAAAATTGTAGACAAAACTGTTGGTCCTGTTATTGATAGCCTTGTTAAAGCAGGACATAGCAAAGCTGAGCTTTCGGAATATAGCAAAGGCAAACTTACAAAACTTATTGATAAAGAATTGAAAGGAATGTCTTTAGATAAAGAAGAAGATAAAGGTAGCGACGAAAGAATTAACAAAAAAGACTACCCCACTTATAAATCTGATACTAAGAGTGCTTCTGCTTTTAGAGAAAAATTTTCAAGTGCAAAAGAAGAGGGAAAAGACACTTTCTCTTTTGAAGGAAGAGAATACAACACTAAAGAAAAACTAGCTAAAGGTGGTGTTGTAAAGAAAGCCCACAACGGCAACCGCACTTCTCATTCAATGCAATATAACTCCATTGATATGGGAAAATTTATGAAGAAAGTAAAGAAATAATAAAGGCTTTACAATGAAACTTTCTCCAGAAGTAGCTAAACAAATGGGAAAGAAAACTGCAATGATGGGTAGTGAAGTTAATAGCCCCGGCATTTTTCCAATTAATATGGTGGAGCCTCATTCAAGGCTTAATAAGGGTGGTGTTGTGTATGCTAATTGCGGTGCTTCAGTAAAGCCAGCGCAAAAAGCTAAGAAATAATTTTTAGGAGATAGAAATGGCTGTTGGCGAAAAGAAAACTGATGCTCAGAAAGTTGCTGAGCTTAGAAAAGCTGCTGAAGATAAAACACTTCCTCAAGCTGTTAGAAATAGCTATCTAGACAGAGCAAATGAAATTGAACGTTCTGGATATGAAAAGATGAAGATGACAGAAGGAATGGCTAAGGGTGGTTCTGTAAAGAAAAAAACAAAGCCAGCAATTGCTGTCATGATTGGAGTGGGACCAGCAAAGAAAATGGCTAAAGGAGGAAAGGTACCAGCAGCTATTAGCGAGTATGGCGGTAAAGAAAAATATCCTTCTGAAGCTGCTATGATGAAACATGAAAAAAAGGAAACAAAAAAAGTAGAAAAAAAAGAAGGTATGATGGCTAAAGGTGGTGTAGTAAAAAAACCTATGAAAGGCATCATTAACAAGTTTGTAAAATAATGGTAAAAGCTCCTAATAAAAAAGTTGCAAAGGTAATGGGTGAGTTTAAGGAAGGCAAACTGCATAGCGGAAAGTCTAAGCAAATTGTTAAAAATCCAAAACAAGCCATTGCCATTGCTTTAAGTGAGGCTGCAAAAGCTAAGAAGAAATGATAACTGTATATCCTCCGTTAGGTAGTAGCGGGAACACGCCAATGAATGTGGCGTTTCCTGCCACTGCAATTGATGCTTTTGGAAGACTACGAACAAGTCTTCCTTATACCTTATTTGACAGTCAACAACGTTACGAAGTAGATGGTCAATTTGATACATCCACTGCTAATGGCGGCTCCACTACATTTCTTCCTAATGAATCCACATTAAGACTAGATGTAACTACAGATAGTGATTCTTCTGTTATTAGACAAACATATAGGGTATTTCCATATCAGCCGGGAAAGAGTTTGCTTATTATGGCAACATTTACAATGGCTGCTGGAAAGACAAATCTTCAACAACGTGTAGGATATTTTAATAGTAGTAATGGTGTCTTCTTACAACAAAAAGACGGTGTTAATTCTTTTATTATTCGTTCTTTTACTTCTGGCGCTGCTGACGATAGCAGAATAGCTATTCAAAGTAGTTGGAATGGTGACAAGCTTGATGGTACTGGTCTTTCAGGAGTAACACTAGACCTTACCAAAACACAGATTTTTTGGTGTGATATGGAATGGCTTGGTGTTGGTAATGTCCGTTGTGGCTTTATTATTAATGGACAATTTGTTGTTTGCCATACATTTCAAAACTCCAACTTCCAAACTGCTGTATACATGACTACAGCTATTTTGCCCATTAGATATGAAATTACTAACACTGGAACAACAGATTCTGTTTCTTCAATGAAGCAAATTTGTTCCACTGTTTTGTCTGAAGGAGGATATGAAGAATATTCATATGGAAACGTAGCAAGAAGAAACACTCTTCTCACTAATATTGGTCTAACTTTTAAACCTATTGTTTCTATTAGAATGCCCACAGGAAGAACAGATTGTGTTATTCTTCCTTCTCGCGTACAGGTATTACCTATTACTTCTCAAAGTTATGAAGTACAGCTTGTAAAAAACGCTACTCTTACGGGAGCATCGTTTACAACAATGCCATCAACAAACAATGTTGAGTATGACGTAACTGCAACAGCAGTTAGTGGTGGTAGAGTTGTTCAAACAGATTATGTATCTGCTAGTGGTAGTGGTGGTCTACAACCACTTGTAGATCCAGCAGGATATAACTGGGGTTTACAACTTGGAGCCAGTATTGATGGTGTAAGTGATGTCTACACAGTACAAATTAAAACAATTTCTTCTGGTACTCCAACTGGAGATTGTGTAGGTTCTCTTTCATTTTGGGATTTAACGTAAATGTCATCATTACGCGACAGAACGCTAGGAAAAGTATTGACTACATCTAGTCAAGACATTTATTCTATTCCTAGTAGTTTTATTTCTCATATGGATAGCATTATCATTAGTAATAATACTAGCAATACTGCTACCTTCACTCTGCAATGGTTTTCGGCTACTGACTCTGTTACATATAATATATTTTATAATAGCCCATTACCAGCCAATACCACCATTCAAATTACAGACCCTCTTATTCTTCAAGCAGGAGATAAATTAAAAGGGTATGCTAGTGTAAATAGTGTGGTGAATATTACATTGCGGGTGCAAGAGGAATATTCTGTTGTAAATTAAGGAAGAAGAAAATGGCTCAGAAGAAAAATTGGATTGCAGACGCTATTGAAAAACCCGGCGCTCTGCGTAAAACTCTAAAGATGAAAAAAGATGAAACTATTCCTACAAAAGTTTTGGAAAAAGCTGCAAAAGGTAGTGGAAAAACTGCTAAACGCGCAAGGCTTGCTATCACACTTAAAGGATTGAAGAATGGCTAAAGAACTTAATGAGAAACAAAAGAAGTTTCTTTCTGTTTTGTTTGATGAAGCTGGTGGTAATCCACTAGTTGCTAAACAACTTGCTGGATATAGCCACGACTATAGCACCAGAGAAGTTGTTAGCGGCTTGAAAGAAGAAATTGCTGAAGCTACACAGCTCTATATTGCTATGAATGCGCCTAGAGCAGCAGCGGCTATTGTTAGCGGCATGGTGTCTCCTACAGAATTAGGTATTAAAGAGAAACTTAACGCCGCTAAAGACATGCTTGATAGGGCTGGCTTTACTAAAACAGAAAAAGTACAGGTTGAAAGCAGCAATGGTGTTATGATATTGCCTAGCAAAGACGTATCAGACGATTAAGGAGTTTTATGGCTGAAAGAGGGCTAGGAAAATGGATATTGCCTCAACCTAAGAACAAAGAATATGTACAAATACCAAGAATAAGCAGAACAATTCCTTTTGGGTATAAAGTTGAACATAAAGATGATGAATGGCTCATTCCAATTCCCTCAGAACTTGAAGCTTTGGAACAAGCAAAGAAACATCTTAAACAATATTCTTTAAGGGAAGTAGCTAATTGGCTAACAACACTAACTGGTCGCACTATTTCCCATGTTGGTTTATCAAAAAGAATAAAAAGTGAGCAATCCCACAAAAGAAAGTCTACAACGTACCGCAACATTGCCCGGAAATACCAAAAAGCCCTCCAGAAAGCGGAGCAGTACGAAGAAAGAATCGGTACAAAGCCCCCAGAGTTCTTTGAGTCCGACATCTGGAAGTCCATCAATAGTTTCGATCCAGCCAGAGAGCATTAAAGAACAGGAAAACATACAAAATGTCATCTTTAAACCCAACGCAGGGCCGCAAACTACATTCTTGGCAGCTAATGAAAGAGAAGTTTTATACGGCGGCGCGGCAGGAGGTGGTAAGTCTTACGCAATGCTGGCTGACCCTTTACGTTACTTGGGGCACCCTCAATTTTCTGGCCTCTTACTACGCCACACAACGGAAGAACTAAGAGAACTTATCTGGAAAAGCCAAGAAATGTATCCACAAATATACCCCGGTATTAAGTGGAGTGAAAGAAAGATGCAATGGCAAGCTCCTTCAGGGGCTAGACTGTGGATGTCGTACCTAGATAGAGATGAAGACGTATTGCGTTATCAAGGTTTGGCTTTTAGTTGGATTGGTTTTGATGAGTTGACGCAGTGGTCTACACCATTTGCATGGAATTATATGCGGTCACGTTTGCGTACTCCCGCTAATGACTTGCCTATTTTCATGCGAGCAACAACTAACCCCGGCGGTCCCGGCCATGCTTGGGTTAAGAAGATGTTTATTGATCCAGCACCGGCTGGTAAAGCTTTTTGGGCAACGGATATTGAAAGTGGTGAAACATTAAAATATCCTATTGGACATTCTAAAGAAGGTATTCCGCTCTTTAAACGTCGGTTTATTCCGGCAATGCTGTCTGACAATCCTTATTTGTCTGATAGCGGTGATTATGAGACAATGTTGTTGTCCCTCCCAGAACATCAAAGAAAACAATTACTAGAAGGTAATTGGGATGTTGCGGAGGGTGCTGCTTTTCCTGAATTTAATAGGCAAGTCCATGTCGTACCCTCTTTTAACATTCCTAAAAATTGGACAAAGTTTCGCGCTTGCGATTATGGTTACGGTAGCTTCAGTGCTGTTGTGTGGTTTGCCGTGTCCCCTTCTGAACAATTGGTGGTATATCGAGAGTTATATGTCAGAAAAGTATTGGCAAAAGACCTTGCCCATATGGTGATGAGAGCGGAAGAAGACGATGGTTTAATTAGATATGGTGTATTAGATAGCAGTTGTTGGCATAAAAGAGGCGATACTGGTCCTTCATTGGCAGAACAAATGATATTAGAAGGTTGTAGGTGGCGACCGTCAGATAGAAGCGCTGGTAGTAGGGTTAGTGGAAAGAATGAATTGCACAGACGTTTGCAACTTGATCCGTTTACAGAACAACCGCGAATGGTTATAACAAGCAATTGTACAAATCTTATAGCACAATTACCAATACTTCCGTTAGATAAAAGAAATCCAGAAGATATTGATACACATGCTGAAGATCATTTATATGACGCTTTGCGTTATGGAATTATGAGTAGACCTAGAAGTAGTTTGTGGGATTATGATCCTTTAGCTTCTAGACATTCTGGAATGAAAATTGCAGATGCCACATTTGGATATTAGGAATAAATAATGGCAGATATTATGACTGATAAGCAGTTGGCTTTAGATGATATTTCTAAAGATGGTTTTGCTACTCCAGAAGCTCAAAGCGTAATTTCTTTTATTGAACAAAGATATTCTAAAGCTGAAGAAAGCAGACGCAAAGATGAAGACAGGTGGCTAAGAGCCTATCGCAATTACCGTGGTATTTATAGTTCTGATGTTCAATTTACTGAAACCGAAAAATCCCGTGTCTTTATTAAAGTTACCAAAACAAAAGTGTTGGCTGCTTACGGGCAAATTGTAGACGTTCTTTTTGCAAACAATAAGTTTCCTCTTAGCGTTGATCCGTCTGTTCTTCCAGAAGGTGTTGTTGAGGCTGTTCATTTTGATCCAAAAGAAGCGCCCCCAAATCAACCACAAGCTCCTACATCTCCAACTGAAATTCCATTTGGAGAAAAAGGAAGCGCAAGTATTGGCGCAGGATTTGGTATTGATCAACTGGAACAATTGCTTGGCTCTCTTAAAGAAGATTTGGGAAACATTCCCAATCTTAAAGAAGGACCCGGAGTTACACCAACGTCAGCCACTTTCTATCCTGCAATGGTTGCTGCAAAGAAAATGGAAAAGAAAATTCATGACCAACTAGATGAAAGCGGAGCAACTAAACATTTGAGAGCGGCTGCTTTTGAATGTGCTTTGTTTGGAACTGGTGTCATGAAAGGCCCATTTGCAACAAATAAAGAATATCCAAAGTGGAATGAAGATGGTGAATACAACCCTGTTATCAAGACAGTGCCAGAAGCTTCGCATGTCAGTATATGGGACTTCTATTGGGACCCGGACACAAACAACACTGAAAACTGCCAATACGTCATTGAAAGACATAAGCTTAGTCGGACCCAACTTCGCGCTCTTAAACGTCGCCCCTTCTTCAGAGCCAATGTCATCGACAACATTATCGACCAAGGCGAAGGCTATGTTAAGAAGTATTGGGAGGACGATCTCCGAGACTACCAACCAAACTTCGGGGTTGATAGATTTGAAGTGTTAGAGTATTGGGGTAATATTGATATTGAGTTGCTGGAAGAGAATGACATTAACATTCCAGATGAATATCAAAACATGGAAGAGCTTCAAGCAAACATTTGGTTTTGTAATGGCAAAATCATTCGCTTTGTCCTCAATCCATTTAAACCCGCAAAGATTCCATACTACGCAGTTCCATACGAACTCAATCCCTATTCCCTTGCTGGTGTAGGTATTGCAGAAAACATGGAAGACACGCAAACCCTGATGAATGGGTTTATGCGTATGGCTGTAGATAATGCTGTTCTTTCAGGCAATCTTGTCTTTGAAGTGGATGAAACTAACTTGGTTCCGGGTCAAGACATGCAAGTGTTTCCCGGTAAAGTGTTTAGAAGACAAGGCGGAGCACCGGGACAAGCTATTTTTGGAACAAAGTTTCCCAATGTTTCTCAAGAAAATTTACAGCTTTTTGATAAAGCAAGACAACTTGCAGATGAATCAACAGGACTTCCATCTTTTGCACATGGGCAAACAGGTGTAAGTGGTGTGGGTAGAACAGCTTCTGGTATTAGTATGTTGATGAATGCCGCTGGTGGCGGTATAAAGACAGTTATTAAAAACTTTGATGACTACTTGCTTTCTCCCATTGGAAAAGCATTCTTTAGTTTTAATATGCAATTTGACTTTGATCAAACCATCAAAGGCGATTTGGAAGTGCATGCTAGAGGAACAGAAAGTTTAATGGCAAATGAAGTGAGGAGCCAACGGCTTATGCAATTCTTGCAAATTGCTAGTAGTCCTTCTCTTATGCCGTTTGCTAAATTTCCATACATCATTAGAGAAATTGCAAAAGCAATGGATCTTGATCCAGACAAAGTTACAAACAATATGGATGAAGCAATGCGACAGGCAGAAATCTTGCGGCAAACAGCACCGCCAGCACCTCCTGCTGGAGCAACGCCCCCACAAGGGGTAGGAGGCCCGCCATCGGTCGCTGACATGTCTGGAGGGGGTGGTGGCAACATTGGTGTTGGAGCCGCTCCTGTGCCCGGAGAACAGGGATTCTCAGCCGCTCCGCAAGGTGCCCCTCCACCGGCAGCACCAGCAGCACCTTCCCCACAAGGTTAATATAAATGTTTGACGCAGAACAATATCAAAAACTTAAACCGTTTGTAAATTCTATTCCTCAATGGGAAGTGTTTTCTACTCTTGTTGAATTCTATATTGAAAGACAACATAGAATTATGGAACAAACAAACAATGTTGCAGAGCTACATAAAGCTCAAGGGGCGTTAGCAACGTTGAGACAATTTCAACACCTAAAGGACATTGTAAATGGATGCAGTTAAACAAACTAAAAATCTTTTTAAAGCCGGTGGTCTTAAACAAGATGGGGGCACTGTAGATAAAGAAAGTGGTAATGATGTTCCTCCCGGTGCTCTTCAAAAAGAAGTGAGAGATGATGTTGATGCAAAACTGAGCGAAGGAGAGTTTGTATTTCCTGCTGATGTAGTTCGCTATATTGGGTTAGAAAAACTAATGGAAATGCGTGATATGGCAAAAAAAGGTTTGCAACGCATGAATGACATTGGTCAAATGGGCAATTCTGATGAAGTAGAAAATCCAGAAGCTCTTCATGGTGAAGAAGAAATGGATGATGAAATGTTTTCTTCTGAAGTAGACAAGGTATTAAACAATGGCTGATAATACAGATATACAAAAAAACATTGATATTCTTCGCGCCCAAATGGGTGGGATGCAAGTTCTTGGTTTAAAGAATAATGTAGATATTTATAAAAATAGTTCGCCACTAGATGCTAATACTCATATTACAAATATTGCAACTGCATTGGCTAAAGATTATGGTGTAACCAATCTTAAAGACATTGAAGCAAAGCCGGGGGTTATTCCTAAATTTGCAACCACTGTAATTCAAGTACGTGGAAAAGCTCCTTATACCGTTAATCAATATGATGTTGATTCAAATGGTGTAGTTAGATGGAATAAGTATGCTACTGTTTCTGGACACACGCCCGGAGAAGCAGTACAAGCAAATCTTATAAATTATAAATATTATAATAAAAATACTAATCAAGAAATTCCTGCGTATAAATTTGCTTCTACAGGAGAAGGTGACGGTTATTCTGATTACACTCTTCAACCGGTAAAATTAGCAGATGGTACTACTGCTGTTATTCCAATGCAGGAATACAGCAAATCTGGATTTGGAGCAGTGCAAGAAAACCTTGCTCCTGTTCTTCCAATTGTTGCTCTTGCTCTTACAGCCACTGGTGTTGGGGCAGCTATTGGAACAAGTTTATTGGGCGCTAGTGTTAGTGCCGCCGCTGCTGAAGCAGTTGGTGCAGCAGCTATTAGTTTAGGTACTCAAGCTTTAGCTGGAAACATCAATAACATGAGTGATGTTTTACAAGCTGTTGCTCCCGCTGCTATAACTTTTGGTATTAGCGAACTTGCAGATATGGCTAATGCTGCTAATTTAGCTCAACAAGACTTGGCATATGCTAATATTTCTCCAGAAAATTTAGAAAACATAGGAAAAGTAGGTAGCACTTTCACCACAAATACAGATGCGGGTAAACTTTTTGAATCAATTACTGGTATTGGAGGAAAAGTAGCAGATGTAGCGGCTGGTAGTTTGCAAGGAGCAGTTAGTGCTGCTGTTTCAGATCAAGATGTCACTTTAGGTGCTATAGGTGGTGGTGCAAAAGGTTATTTGGCAAAGCCTCCTGTAGGCACAGGAAGCACTGGTCCTGCTCCTATTACAACAGCTACACCGTTTCAAGATGAAGATGCTCTTGATGCTATTATAAACCAACAAGATTCTAATCCATTTGCGGATGCGTTTACATTATACGCAACAGACCTTTCTTCTGTTCCAGAAAATACAGATGCTTTATCTAGAGCATTGGGTGTAGAAACATCTCCAATTGTTTCTGGAAATATTAGTAATATTTCTACGGCTTTACAAGATCAAACAAACGAATTATTTGAGCCTTTTAGTCAAGAAGCTTTTATGCCGGGGAAAACTACAACTACTACCCCCACTGTTACAACAACAACTCAAGAAGGAATGTTGGGAGATGTTGGAAGCGGTGTAAGTAATCTTACAGGGTCTTCTCTTGGTAATGTTACTGATTTAAATGCAACTAATACATATAATGGTATGCTTGGAGAAATTGGTACTGGTGCTTCCAATCTTACTGGCTCAACTAAAATTGGCAATGTAACAACTCTTGATACCACAGGTGTAAATCAAGGATTGGGTGGAACTTTAGGAACTTCTAATTTAACCGACACTACAACTAGTTTGCTTGGAGATAAAAAAGCAACACCATCACTTACTGGTTCTGATGTTGTAAAAATAGGAACAGCAGTGGCTGGTGTTGCAGCCGCTGGTTCAGCTTTAGATTCCGCTACAAGCACTACGACAAATACAAACATAGGAAGACCTACTTATGCAAACGCCCCTATTAAAGGGTTTAGAATGCAAAAAGTACAAAATGCAGGAGGACTTACTTCTTACATTCCTTTTATTAATCAAACATCTTTGCTTCCTGTACCACAAGGATATAAACTAATTTAACTGTTGACGAAGCCAGTTAAATATTTAATAATAATCTTCGTCATTTGCGACCCGTAAATGCGGCCCAACTTTAAGGACTTTTTATATGGATATGGTAATTCAACAAGAACAAAAAACTGTCGTTGCTCCTTTTGGAAAACGTAATACAAACAAAGAGCGTATTGAACAAGAAGAAGCAGAGATTGCTGCTTTGGAAAAAGGAAATGAAGAAACAGAGCAACAACAAGAGGAGGTAGAGCCAAGTGATCCTGAAGAGAAAACATTTAAGAAACGCTATGGTGATCTTCGTAGACATGCTCAAGAACAAGAAAATAAACTTAAGCGTCAGATTGATGAACTAAATAAACAACTTCAACAATCTACTGAACAACAAATTCAGCTTCCTAAGAGCGAAGAAGAACTTAGTGCTTGGGCAGAAGCTTATCCAGATGTAGCTAAAATTGTAGAAACCATTGCAATTAAAAAAGCTAAAGAACAATCTGCCAGTATTGAAGAACGTCTTCGGGCTTTGGATGAAAGAGAAAAAGAAACGGTTAGAAGCAAAGCAGAAATGGAACTTATGCGGCTTCATCCAGACTTTGACACTATTCGTAGTTCTGACGATTTTCATTCATGGGTAGAGGAACAACCACAGTGGATTCAAAATGCTCTTTATGATAATGATAACGACGCTCGTTCTGCTGCTAGAGCGATTGACTTGTACAAAGCAGACAAAGGCATTGGCAAGAAAAAAGCACCTGACTACAAAGAAGCAGCTAAAAGTATAGTTACTAGAGGAGATAGATCAACTCCAGATGGAACTAGTCTTGAAGGGGTTATTTATGAATCTCAAGTAGCTAAAATGTCTTCTAAACAATTTGAAGCTGCTATGGAAGCCATTCAAAAAGCCCAAGCTACGGGTAAATTTGTATATGATTTGAGTGGAGCAGCTCGTTAAGTATTGACATAACAATAAAATATTGTTATATCTCTTTTCATCAACGTAACTGGAGCCGGTTTACCTACCTTCAGTTACGTTATTTATAAAACGCAAATAACAGATTCAGAGACACCTGTCCCTTTCTAGCCTAACGCGCAAGCGTTACACCTAGACAATACAGCCCCTGTAGAAAGTTGAGCGTATTAATTTATGCCTACACTATAGGAGAACTATCATGGCATTTCCAAAAGCCGCAGGATATAATAACCTACCTAACGGTAATTTTAGTCCTGTAATTTATAGCAAAAAAGTCCAGCTTGCTTTCCGCAAAGCTTCGACTGTTGAAGACATTACTAACAGTGATTATTTTGGCGAAATCTCCAACATGGGCGATAGCGTTAAAATCATCAAAGAACCAGAAGTTTCTGTCACGACGTATGCTCGCGGTACGCAAATTACTGCACAAGACTTGACTGACGAAGACTTTACGCTGGTTGTCGATCAAGCTAACTACTACGCATTCAAGATTGACGATATTGAAGCAGCACATTCGCATGTTAATTTCATGCAAATGGCTTCTGATCGTGCAGCCTATCGTCTGCGTGACCAGTATGACCAAGACGTTCTTGGCTATCTGGCAGGATATTCTCAGTCTGCTAAGCATGTCCAAGCCGACACTGCTCGCACCACTGCTCCCGGTACTAAGGCGGTTTCAACCGCTGGTGCAGATGAGCTGTTGGCTACGATGAAACTTTCGCGTCCCAACTTTGGTAACCTTACCTCTGCTGGTTCGACTGGCGATTCGATTCCTTTGGCTCCAAGACTTCCGGGCGCCACTGGCATTCCTTCGACTTCGGTTTCTCCCGTTGCTTTGGTTGCTCGTATGGGTCGTTTGCTGGATCAGCAGTTTGTTGATACGCAAGGTCGTTGGATTGTCGTTGACCCTGTGTTCCTTGAATTGCTTAAAGACGAAGACAGCCGTATGTTGAATGGTTTGTTTGGCGGCGAAGGGCTGCAAAACGGTTTGATCATCAACAATCTGCATGGTTTCCGTGTTTATGTTTCTAACAACCTTCCAAAAATTGGTACTGGTCCCGGCACGGTAAATGCCAGCGCACAGTCTTCCAACTTTGGTGTAATGGTTGCTGGTCACGATTCTGCTATTGCAACTGCTCAGCAAATCACTAAGACTGAAACCTACCGTGATCCTGACAGCTTTGCTGACATTGTGCGTGGCATGCACCTGTATGGTCGCAAGATTTTGCGTCCTGAAGGGATTGTCACTGCTAAGTATAACTTGGCTTAAGGAGAACATAAATGGCAACTATTAGTCTTGCAAATAGCGTAGGTGCGGGTACGCATCCTTCGCGGGGCGTTCGTCAAGTGCCCTATGTTGTTGAAAACATCGTCAACATTGCATCTGCTGTTACCGCTAAAGGGTCGGCTCTTGCTGCTACTGACGTTATCGAAGCACTTACGGTTCCTGCACAAACAGTAATCTTGTCTGCTGGTATTGAAGTGTTTTCGGCAGTCACTGGCGATGCTTTGTTTAGCTTGGGTGTTACTGGCGTAAGTGCTGGCGCATATGTTGCTACAACGCAAGTTGCAGCAGCTTCTGCTGTTGGTTCTTACATTGCTTCGGCAGCGGCTGGTTATCCAATTGCTATTGGCGCAACGGCTGACACGCTTGACTTGTTGGTGGGTACGGTTACTACCGCTATCTCCGCTGGTAAACTGCGTGTCTGGGCAGTGGTTTGTGACGTTCAAGACCGTAGAGAAATCGAAGGTTTGTCGGTTGACCGCGACCAGCTTGCTTAATGTAAGCTAGTAATAGGGGCAGCATCAGCAATGGTGTTGCCCCTTTATTTATTCATAGGGTATTATGGCTACCTATCTTTCTCTAACCAATGAATTGCTTCGTAGACATAACGAAGTGACAATGGATAGCACAGATTTTCCCAATGCTAAAAACATTCAAGCATTGGCTAAAGATGCTATTAATTCTGCTATTAGAGAAATCTTACATTATGCACAAGAGTGGCCTTTTACTCTTGTAACTCAAACACAAACATTAGTTGTTGGAACTGGTACTTATGCTTTTCCAACAGCAACTTCTAGCGTTGATTGGGATAGCTTTTATTTGAAGAAGTCTTCAACATACAATAATAGTCCCGGTAAACTAAAACTTATTACATTTGACAACTATACAGAAAATCGTAGAGCAATAGATGACAATGCTGGTACTGGTGGTTATGCTCCTCCAGTATATGTATATCAAACACAAGAAAACAAATTTGGTATTAGTCCAATTCCTGATAATACATATGAAGTGGAATATAAATATTGGTCTTTCCCTGATGACCTAGTGCTCTATACAGATGTATGTGTAATTCCAGATAGATTTAGAAACGTCATTATTGATGGTGCAATGGCATACATGATGTTGTTTAGATCAAATGAACAAAGCGCTAATATTCATGCTGAAAAGTTTGATCAAGGAATTAGAGCCATGAGAAGACTTCTTCTTGATGAACCAATTAGTGTACAATCTACTGCTATTACAAGATCGTATGTTTCTCTTAGGGTGATGTAGTGGCTGATAGGATTAGTGGCTTTAAAGTTAACTGTGTTGGTGGTCTTGACACTAACAGAGATATGTTAGCATTGCCAGAAACTTCTCCCGGCAGTGCTACACAACTTATTAATTATGAACCATCTGTTACTGGTGGATATAGACGTATTAGCGGATTTGCTAATAGCTACGGAACTGTAACTGGTACTGGTAAAGTATTGGGTGTTGCAGTTGTTGAAGGTTTGAATGATGCTGTGTTTGCTTGTCGTGCTCCTTCAACAGGTACAGATTATTTTTATAGATGGGTAAACTCTAGCAGCACATGGGCTGCAATTACTACTCCTAGTACAATAGCAATGACGGGAGTAAAGAAAGTTAGATTTGTTAAATATAATTTTGTAGCAAAGAAAATGTTGTTGGTGGATGGAGTAAATCCTGCTGCTGTTTATAATGGAACAGCATATACACAAATAACAGACCCTAATGCCCCAAACTCCCCTAAGTATGCAGCAGCTTTTAAAAATCATATGTTTTTGGGTGGAGATCCTTCAGATCCACAAAATCTTTACTTTTCGGCTCCTTTAAATGAGACAGATTACAGTCCAGCAAATGGTGCTGGTGTTATTAATGTTGGCTTCGATATTGTACAACTTAAACAGTTTAGAGATGATTTATTTGTCTTTGGTAAAAACGCAATTAAAAGGGTAACAGGTACAAGCACTACTGATTTTATGCTTGTTGAAGTTACGTCTAACTTGGGTTGCGTAGTTCCAGACAGCGTTGTTGAACTTTCTGGCAATCTTATATTCTTAGGCCCAGATGGTTTTAGACCAGTAGGGGCTACAGCAAATGCCACAGTTGGTGATGCTCAAATTGAAACAATTTCAAAGAAAATTCAATTTACTACATCTGCTCTTCTTTTAGAACTTGTAGCAGGTTCAATTGATGTAGAAACTCTTTGTTCTGTTGTCATTAGAAAAAAATCTCAATTTAGATTTTTTATTCCTGATGAAGGAACATTTGGTATACTTGGTGGATTAAGACAAACAGATCAAGGAATAGGCTTTGAATATAGTTTGCTTTTTGGTATACCAGCTACTTGTGCAGATAGTGGATATGTTGGTTTAAATGAACTTGTTTTACACGGTGACGCTACTGGTAAAGTATATTTACAAGAAAGCGGTAGTAGTTTTAATAATACCGATATTTTAAGCGTCTATCAAACTCCATATTATTATTTTGAAGATCCAACAATAAGAAAGAATTTTTATAATGTTTCTACATTTTTAAGAAGCGAGGGAATTGCTAATATTGTATTATCTATTTCTTATGACTTTGATACAACAGACCATGTAGAAGTTTGGAATCCATCAAATTTTTCAATTACTACTAGCGGAGCAGCGGCTTATTATAATGAAGCTGTCTTTAATGCAGCAGCAACTTTTGATGGTAACCCATCTCCAGTTAGAAAAACAAATATGAATGGAAGTGGGTTTTCAATTGCATTAAAATATGTTACAAGCGACAGTAATCCAAGTCATACAATTCAAGGGTTTGTCTTGAATTATTCAATGAACGATAGGCGATAAGGAGAATATTTTGGCTGGCTACGTTAGACAATCATCAGCGGATATAGTACCAACGGCTATTGTTCGTGCTGCACCAATTAACAATGAGTACAATGCTCTTAGAGATGCGTTTGCTCAAGCAAGTGGACACAAGCATGATGGCACTGCTTCTGAAGGAGCTTATGTTCCTTTAATTTCAGATAGCAATACTTATAATAAAGTTGTAGTAGATAGTACAAATAGTAGACTTAGTTTCTTTGTTAACGTTTCTAACGCTGCTGCTGAGCAAGTTAGAATTGCTAACAATGTATTTAATCCTGTTACCACTGATGTATTCAGTTTAGGCACTAGCGGTCTTAAGTTTAGAGACTTGTTCCTTTCTGGAACAGGAACAATTCCCACTCTCGTCACATCGTCAGCCACTATTACTGGCGGCACAATCAATAACACTGTTATTGGTGGCACTACTCCCCTAACTATTACTGGCACTACAATTACGGCAAACACCGGATTTGTTGGTGGATTGACTGGTGCTGTAACAGGTAATGTAACAGGCAACGTCACTGGTAATCTAACAGGCAACGTCACTGGTGATGTGACAGGAAACGTAACAGCAAGTAGCGGAACTTCTACATTTAACAATGTCACCATTAATGGTGTATTGGATATGAATAGCACTACTGGTGGTGCTAATACCATCACTGGTCTTACTACTCCTTCTAATGCGTCAGATGCAGCTACTAAAAATTATGTTGATACTTCTATTAGCAATCTTATTGCTTCTGCTCCCGGTACATTAGATACCCTTAATGAACTTGCTGCTGCGTTGGGTAATGATGCAAGTTTCTCTACAACAATTACCAACTCCATTGCAACTAAACTAGCACTTGCTGGTGGCACTATGTCTGGTGCAATTGCTATGGGCAGCAATAAAATTACCGGATTGGGAACTCCCACAGCAGGTACAGACGCTACTACAAAGACGTATGTAGACAATGCTGATGCATTGAAACTAAACCTTTCTGGTGGAACCATGTCTGGTTCTATTGCGATGAATACTAACGTTATTACTGGACTAGGTAACCCGTCTAATCCTCAAGACGCAACAACAAAAACTTATGTCGATGGTATTTTGGGAAGTGCTACTGCGGCTGCTACTTCCGCATCGGCTGCTGCAACTTCTGCCAGCAATGCAGCAACGTCGGCTTCTAATGCGTCTACATCGGCTTCCAATGCATCAGCAAGTGCTACTGCTGCTGCTGCTTCTTACGATAGCTTTGATGATCGCTATCTCGGCCCTAAAGCGTCTAATCCAACATTGGATAATGACGGTAATGCGCTTCTTACAGGTGCTTTGTATTTTAATACAACATCTAGTGAAATGCGCGCTTATTCGGGATCAGCATGGCTAGCTGCGTACCTCCCATCGTCTAGTTATTTAGCTACGTCTGGTGGCACTATGACTGGTGCTATTGCAATGGGAGCAAACAAGATAACTGGAGTGGCTGATCCTACAGCGGCTCAAGATGCGGCTACTAAAGCTTATGTAGATAATGTTTCTGCTGGTCTTAACTTTCACGCTTCTGTTACTTACGCAACTACAGCGGCTTTGCCAACGGTTACTTATGCTAATGGTAGTAGTGGTGTTGGCGCTACTCTTACGGCAACTGCTGTAGGTGCATTGTCTATTGATGGTTTTACTCCTGCTCAATTTGCTCGCGTACTAATTAAAAACTAAGCAAACGCTGCTCATAACGGTGTTTATACTGTTGAAGTTGTTGGTAATGGTAGTACAGCTTTTCAGCTTAAAAGAGCAACAGACTTTGATACTTCTGGTAGTGGTCCTAATCAAATTAATGCTGGCGACTTTTTTCTTGTTGTTGGCGGTACTACTAACGCTAATACTTCTTGGGTCCAGCAAACTCCAACTCCTATTACAGTTGGGACTACCAGCATTGTATTTATTCAATTTGCTGCTTCCTCTGCAACAACTCCGGGTGGAAGTAATACATACGTTCAATATAACAATGGTGGTGTATTTGGTGGGGCTGCTTCCTTTACATATGACGGTAGTAAAGTAGTAGTACCCAATCTTCTTAATAGTGGATTGACAGCAAGCAAACCAGTATTTACTGATGCTTCTAAAAACCTTGTTTCTACTGGAACATTGGGAACAGATCAAGGCGGTACTGGTCTAACCACTTTCACTTCTGGTGGTGCTCTTTATGCAACATCAACATCTGCTCTTACTACTGGAACATTGCCTTCTGCATCTGGTGGTACTGGACTAACTTCCTTTACTTCTGGTGGTGCTCTTTATGCAACTTCTACAAGCGCCCTAACAACTGGTACATTGCCAATTGCTTCTGGCGGTACAAACTCTACAGCAACTCCAACATTGGGTGGAGTTGGTTATGGTACGGGGGTAGCGCATGCTTACACTG